GATTGGAAAGGTTTCGGGATTAGCATGCAAGAAATTATGCTGATAACATTCAGCACCATAATTACTAAGGAATAAAAAAGTATGGATTCAACGGATAAAACGCTTAGGAATTTTCACACTAAGATAGATGCTGATGTCGGTTTAAAATCAAAACGCCGCGCATTAATTGTAACGTCTATAGTCTTGATAATAATTAGCTGGACGGGAGCGACTCTAAAAGAGATTACTGGATTAGTTGCTAAAATTGAACTCACCAATACCGTTGCAATTAAATATTTGCTAATTATATCAATAGCTTACCTAATGTTTCGATATTTTGCTTATGCGAGAACATATCACCAGCAGTTACGCTCATTTTGGGTTAAACGATTTATGCAAGATAAAAGAGTTTTTCGCTACTATGTTGATCAAAACAATCCTCATGATGAGGATATTGATGGTCTACTCGGTAAGGCTCTAGATGTATGGGTTGGTGACGAACCAAGTGTACGATCCCTTGGGTACGAAAATCACGGATTCCCTTTTTTCGGAAGGAAAATAACCTATATAACAAGAGAGGGTTATAGCAGTGGGCATCCTGATGACCCCGATACTAGATATGAAGAGGTTGACTTTGTAAATGAAATCATTCTCAACAAATTTACAGACAAATGGAAGATCGAAGACTTAATAAAACTCTTATCAATTGAATACGGATATGTGTTCAAAAGTTACACTCACTATAGAGAGTACTTTGATTTAATGGGACCTTATTTTTTTGGAATTTTAGCGCTGTTATCGCCTATTGTTGCACCACAACTAATAAACTAGTAGATAAAGCACAAGTGTGAAATCTTGTGCTTTTTTGTACTTAAAATCATTTGAAAATAAGCTTCTGATGTTCAGTCATTTTTGTCCCGTTGTAGTTCAAAAAACATGGACGGAACTCACCACCTGCGTATGCCCCATAGCTGTTTTTGGCGTTAATCTTTAGCTGTAATACCCTGCGAGCACCGCTATCATCCTGCAACCAATCAAAGAAATGCCCTTCGACCTTGATAGAATCAGGATCTTTAAAATCACCAAAGCGTTTCAAGTAAGCCACACACTGCTCTACAAGGATTGATTCGTTAGCTGTATCGACAACAGAAGACATTTTCGGTGGAGGAGTTACTGAGATTGGTATGGCATCTTCGGCACAGGAGACTTGGCTATAGGTCTCCACCCCATTTACCATACATTTGTAGATTTCTGCTTGACTATCCAAAGCAACCAGTGAGAGTAATAAAGCTAAAAGGGTCGTCCTTTTGACCATGTTCAACATCCTGATAAATAATGAAATTAAAGAGTTTTGAACTGTGTCTAAGCCAAACTAAGTCTTGAAATAGAAGAGTTACCTAGATGAATAAATCCAGAGTCATCCTCTATTGCATGAAACAAAGTTACTTTTTTTAACTTTTCAATGAGTTCGGCTAACTCAATAGGTGAATCAGGTTGTTCAACTAACACACCAATGGTGGAATAACCTGGGTTAAGTTCTGAATGGGTAACACAGTATTGACAACCTTCAAGGGTTTTAAATAGCTGACTTAAATCCCCTAACTTTCGGTGGCCTCGAGCTGTTACTGCTTCAACGCCCATAGCCCAAATTGTTTTCTTGCGAGGTAAAACATCATCTGATTTATTATCTAAAACTTTATATTCAACTAAATACTGTCCATCTGGAAACTTCATTAAGGGATTATCAATAATTTCAGCTAGTGTTTTGGGGTTGGATATGTTCACTCTCAAAGAGTCAACATCCTGAACGAAAGTAACAGATAATAATGCGATACCAGTAATGTTCAGCAACCATCCTTTTAGCGAATCTCGATCGAACTGTTTTTTCATCATCCTTGCCTCTTATGTTCCATTTATTTAAATTACATGACAATCATAACTAAAACAATCGCCTCTGCTTCCTTGCCACAAATGCTGCCCTTTGCTCTGCCACTATCTGACTGATCCGGCGCTCGGTAAGACCATAATCACGGCTTAACTGCTCTAGGTTATTGCCCTTAAACTCCCGCCAAATGCGGATATCACGCAGCGCATCCTTAAGGCGTTCGCCATTGGGAATGTAGATATCGCGCCCGCCTAGATAGGCACTTAGGCTGGTGGCTAAGGCTTCGCTGACATTATCCGCGTTATCAATATCGTATTGTTGTAGGGTTTGGCGCATCACATCACATAGGCTTTGCAAGGTTGAAGGCCAGCGCCGAATGAAATCCTCACGTTCATCGGGCTTAAGTGTGGCTAAGGTTTCGAGGGCTTGTTCCAGCTCGGCGGCGCTGGTGGACAATAAATCCAACTGGTTTTCGGGAATGCTAACCGCGTTTAGAGTGTTCTTACTCATGGCCATGCCCCTCGTATTGCGCGACGATCACTTCATAGTTTGCGGGGCGTGTACCTGCTTCATTCATCTTTAGCCGCTCACCACGGGCAATAATGCGCTCGATAAGTACGCGCTTATGCCAGTTTTTCAGACTTTCAAGTACCTTGTAGGCTTGCGGTTCTGTCATCCATGGGGTGGCATCCACGCCCTCATTTTTACTGCGTAGCGTCATGCGACGCACATAGGCATCAAGCGCCGATTCACTGTTATCCTGGATAACTAAGTGGTGGCCCATGGTGATCCAAATGGCACGTATTTTATCTATGCTTGCCAATTTGCTTTTACCCGCCGCAGGACTTAAACGGCGTTTAACCGCTGTTTTATTGTTGGTTACAGTAGGTTTAAAGCCCTTTTGTTTAAACACTTCTAGCGCCTGTTCAAGCTCTGGCAAGTTCATTGCCCGCAAGGAATCTTTACCCGTGGCATTTTTCAGCATGGCGCGGTAGATGGCTTCATCGAGCTGCAATGATCCCTTAGCCACATTGATTAAGGTGATCAGGCGCTTCTTGTGTTGAGCGACTGGGTGCGCCTGCGCATTAGTCTGCACAGGGGCTTTTTGATTAGTTTCTAACATTCGTCATCCTCATCGGTTGTCGCACTGGATACTATCTTGATGGCTTTAGGCTGACTCTTAAGCTGCTGCCAATTCGGTGTTGCTGCATTTAAAAAGTTAACAGCCCAAAGCTCACGATCGGCGAGCAGTTCTGCCTTAGTTTTCCCCTTACGAACGTGCCTAACTGGGCAGTTCGCAATGGCATATTTGAGTAAGCGTTTAGCATAGGGTGTCATTCATCTTTGCTCTTTGGTTAGCTGCTCATCAGTGCCTAATCACTACATTAGACAGACCTCGCTCCATGCTATGGAGCGGGTTTCGCAGGGTTAAAGCATTGCTGGCTTTGGCTCTAGCAGCTCCAAATTATTGAGTGATTTCTCCATAAAAAAGGCGATTACAGCGCGCCGTTCACCCGCAAACTCTTTGCTTAACTCCCTAAGTGCATTGAGCAGCGCGGCGCACATCATCAAGCAGTAATGCGGCCTTTCAGCAGCTAGGCCGCTTAGCTCGCTGCGCAGATTGTCAAAGCTGGCTTCAAGTAAGGTCGCTTGGCGTAATTGAAACGCCACACGATCGAGTGCGGCTTGGTTGTCATCGAATAGGTGTTGAATGCCCGATTGTGTGCTGAGTGTCATGATGTGATCCTTGCCCACCCTAAAGGGTGCTGATATCCAGTGGTAGTTGGGTGTATTTGCCGTTGGGTTGACGCTCATATAAACGCAGGTACTGGCTAGTACCTGTGATTTGAATCGCGTCGGCTATGGCGTCCATGGCCCGTTTCCAGTTGGCATCGTCGATATCCAGCTGGCGCAGACTGAGTACTTGGTTAACGTCGATTCGGCCTTGCTGGTTTACCCGAAAGGCATGCTCAACCATCGCCATCAGGCGGGTATCCGCGCCACCACTCCAGCTTTTAATGCAATCATCAATCAAGGTTTTAGCGGTTTGAATGCGCTCATCAAACACGCGGTGTTCACCCACTGCACGGCGCACTTGGTACTTGCCATCAAAGCTAGTAAGTAAAATATTGCCCTTACTGCCACCGACCTTAACGCCATATTCACTGGCCGATAGTTCGGCAAAGCCATCAATTTGTGCCATCGTCATCAGTTTGAAATTAAGCATCTGTTCACGCAGTTCTTTGGCTGAACCGACAATAGCCAGCACCACTTCATCGCGCAGTTTGTCCACGGGCTTGATACGATCTTCATGCACCAAATCGCCTACCGCATTTTTGCGGTAGCCCTGCGGAATAGCGGCTTGGTTGTGGGTTTGTTCTTGTGTGTTCATCTTATTTTTCCTCATTCCAGCGCACTGTAACGCCATGAAATTGCACCGCCATACAACGGCGACGAATGCCTTTAATGTTCTCGATAATCTCAACTGCCATGCGTTTAAAATCACGGCTTGGAACGTCAATTTGGATAACACCGCGATGCTGGCTAACGACCTTCATCCCACGAAGCCTTAAGGCGGCAATCACATTGATAGCTTTTGTTTGCATGTTATTTACCTTTCCATTTGTTATCCCAAAGGGCGCTATTTAGGCGGTTAGCCACCTTTTGCAATTCTCTTTCGAGTAGTTCGATATGATGTTGTTGATCGCCCTGGGCGAGTCGGCGACAAAACGCGAGCTGTTCCTCTACGTTGTAACGACTGTCTGTCGCCGATTGCACATCGATCCTCTGTGTTACTGCCGACTGCTTTAACTGCGAATGTGGGCAGCCACCGCGACAGGCGCGATAGAGCCGGACGCGTTGTGGGTTGGTAGAGCTAAAAGGCCGTTCTTGATTGTCTTTGCAGGTATCAACGCTGATTTGTCCTGCAACGGGGCACTGTACGTGGTGACGTAAGTAGCGCCCTTCGACACGATTTTTAATGGTGTCGATATTGCCTTTGTATTTGTTCAGCAGGACCTGATTAAGCATGGTCGGACTGACACCTAGCTCTCTGGCAATCTGCGCTTGGCTGCTCTCACTGACTTTTAACTCAAGCACTTGGAACCATTTTTCCTTGTTCATAGCGCCTCCCTATAGGGATAAAACTTCGATTTGGTTGGGGCATAAATACCGTCATCGATTAGCTCTGGTGCTAAAGCGCCACAGTCAACGTTGAGGTGATAAATGACCATTTCCTCCTCGATAGCTCTGATACGGATCAAGCCTGCCCGTTGCAGGGCGTTGAGGTAACGCTTTACGGTTGAGCGCGCCACCCTGGCTGTGACCATGATTTCTTCAATCGAAAAATTGCGCATGATGCGGCAGCTGTTCCAGATCCGCTGATTCGCCTTGATCTTGGCGAACTGAGACTGGGGCTTTAACGGGCTGTCATCGTTTAACCAGTAGCGGTTTGTCAGCCCTGTACGCCCTTTCCATTCGAGTGTTAATCGTCCTTCTCGATACAAATCACGTAAAAAGCGATTCGCGAGGCACTTGGGCATTCCCGATGCATCGCCAACCTGTTCAGCACTAAAACTAACTTTTCGATTGCGACAGCAGCACATAAACAACCATGCGCTGTGCCTTAACGGGGTTGAGCGTTTGACTTGTGCCATAACGCTTAACCCACAAGGCTTGGACGTCGAACACCATGGAATGGCTGTGCACCCCAGTGTTCTGCTGTGACGTAATCAAGTTCGTTCATTTTGGCGAGACGTTCGATTTGATTAA